ATCGTGGTCTATAGATACGCCTAAGCTCGTAGATTCATTATAAGGGTAAAGCAATGCATTACCTAGTCTTTTTAATTTTAATTTAATAGAAGGGTTGAGAGAGGCTCGTGCGTGCTTGCTTGCGTGGAGTGACTAGCGAGAGATTTTAGGGGGGGTTGTCATCTACGGAGAGAGTAATGACACTCTCGCTAGTCGTAACTTATTGCTTGCGGTCGATTATTACTATTGCTAGAGACGTGAGTGCGAGCATGAGTGCGAACACGCCTGCGAGCGATAGTATTATTTTAATAATCAGTTCAAGCATTAATATATTTGGTTACGGTTGAATATATAATTTTATTCTCTTTTAGCATTTTTTCAACTTGGTTATTCATGTCGTTTATATTTGGGTTGCCTTGCATGGTAAATTCAATCGTTACTTCGGTTATTAGTTTCTTTTTCTTTTTACCAAATACGCTATCCCAATTATTGCGTATCTTGTTTATGTCTTCCTTGCGTCTGCCAGATCCTTTGCCAGTCATATTGATGCTACCTCGTAATTGTCGTTTAAAATACTTTCCGCTATGAATTGTAATATTTCATCGCGATCATCGTCTTGATGTAAACCATAGGCTAAAACTACATATCTTATTTGAGTTTCTAGTAAGCCTTTACTATCCCATTTATAAACTTGGTCTAGTATGTCATCAAATTGGTTTTCTAATTGTTCTTGGTTATGTAAGTTGCTCATTTTGGTGACCTAAATAAATAGAATAATGCTTTTAGTTTTTCATCGCTTAAATGTCTAAGGTGTTTGGGAATATCGTTTCTGTTCATTCTAAGCCTGTACCTTGCCTTCTTTTGTTACATAGGCTATGTGCCTATCATTTTCATCGCGAAGCAAATATCCGCCCTCTCCTGTCGCTCTGGAGTGTGTCTCGGATATGTAGGGTAATTCTCCGCCAAAGCCTTGATCTCTATAATGTGCTGAATATTTACCAAAAGCTGTGTTAAATGTCATATTGTTCATTGGTTATTCACTCCGTCATAAATGTATTTAATTGAAACATCTACTTGTTGCTCATCTTCAAAAGAGTACATTTCTTTAACTGCTCTTAAAAGATTGTCTTTTGCTTTGTGAAACGCTTTGTTTTTGGTTTCGTCAATTGGTGCATAAAATTGTATGTCCGCATGAGTTATCTGTTTAACATCGTTCGGAAATATTCCGTCTGTTGTTGCTTTTATTTCTACTTTAATTAAATAGTCTGAGTTCATTTCCCCATTCTCCTCGCTCTCGCTAGTTTATTATTGTGTTCTTTAACTATGTTTATATCTGGTTGTATATCTTCTAAGATTATCTTTTTAACCTCGCTTATTGTTAGGCCGTTTAGATCTTTAGATAGTATTTGAATATCCCTTAATTTAGGAATCCATGTTTTATGATATTGTTTGTCCTGGCAATCTAAGTTGTAACACCAATCAATAATTGAGCCGTTTATGTTTATTGAAAATATCATTTTCTTTTATCGCTATCGTTAATAATTAGAGCTGTCGCATATAAACAGAACGCTATAAAAATTAATATTGGTAATAGTTGTAGGTCCATAAATTAGTTCTCCTCGTTTTCCCATTTTTGAATTTGCTCAAGTAAAGAACTGGCACATTCATATCTACCCTCTATCATGTCATCAGTTCCATCAGTACATTTTGGCCTTTCATCCTTCATGTATTCGTCAATGACTTCTTGATTCTCGGTAACTTCGCCATCTAGCCAATTAATAGTTTTATCTAAAATATTATGATATTTATATAATTGGTTTCTTAGGTTGTCTATTTCTATAGACATTGATTTTATTTCTTGATTACTCATCATTTCCCCCTTTTTGGTTAGTTAGTTTTAAATATAGTTCATAGTCCTCAGTTGACATCATAATTTTTTGCCGTCTTCGGTCTACTTGTTTATTGTTGTTACCTACGCGTGTGAGTTCTGGGTATTTTTTTTTAAGTTTCTTTAACGCGTTTTGATCTTGCTGTGTCATTGTGTGACCGCCTTTATAAATTCTTGTTCAGTCATTAAACCATTATCTATAAAATGATTTTCTAAACTTTCCTTTATATCATCGGCATCAGTTCCATTGTTTAGAACTGATACTATGATTTCAACAGCTTCGTTATGTGAGCCAGTCCATTCTTTTATTAATTGTTTTGCGCTCATTGTGTCACCGCCTCTATATGTAAATCTTGCCAATTATTTTTTATATCATTCGCGTAATATTTTTTTAAGTTGTTATCATGGTTAGACCATTCACCGCTTTCAATATCATTTATATGATTATTAATGCAATCTTTAGAGCAAAATATGTCGTATGGTCTTAAATCACATTCTAAAAATGTATTTTCTGGCTCATGTTCTCCGCAATAGTCACAATGTAAGTTACTCATGATTGCACCGCCTCTAATTTTAGAACATAACTTTTATTGTTAATGTCTAAGTGTATTTTATTAGTTGCATAGTCCAAATATGGAATGATGTTCGGATTCTCAGCAAAGTTAAACTCTTTCTGGTATTCTCCGTTATTCATTAAAGTGTCGTACACTTCCTCTATTATTCTAGTTTTAATATTCATTGTTTAGTTTCCCCTTTATTAATTTTGAGCGTATGAAACAACGCCTTTAGGATATATAAATATTGCTTTTCTGGTAAAAAATTCAGTTGTTCTTAACTCATTTACCACCAGCAAGGCATCTTTTTCTTTATGGTTAGCGTATTTCATTGCTTCTTTGTTTCCGTGTTGTGTTAGCTGGATTGCTCCAGCTGTATCACATATATTTTTAATTGTTAGATCTTTCATTATTTCCCCCTTAATCTTGATAATAATAACCAGGATTAGAAATATAGTTTTCCTCTATTCCTTGGCCGTGTTGTTTAACTTCTCTTTTAAGACATCTATCAATCTTGATAAATTTGATATCATTCCATGAAACATTTTTATTAAAACATTTAATAACTTTTTTTGTCTCATGTTCCGATTGAGTACCATAACCATATTGAAAAGGTAAGATATACATTCTATCGTTTTCAACATCTTCTATTCTGGTACTGAAATAGCTGTTGCCGTTTACCTTGTCAAAGTATTCTTTTGTTATTGCTATATATTGCATATTTTTTCTCCGTAGTAACTAGATTTAATTACCTAGTTATATATATAGTAGCATTGCGTATACGCAAATGCAACATATATAACTCTTTAATTATTAAATACTTCTTTGAATGTTCAAAATAGCCTAGAATATCGGCATGAGTAAGGAGAAACCAGGAAGGAAGAGAAAGTTGGCAAAACTAACTGAAGATGATTATAAACAAATATCAGCATGGTCTGGCGATGGTTTAAGCGAGACGCAGATTGCAACATTGCTCGGTGTAAATATCTCAACAATTACCAGAGAAAAGAAACGTAACGAGCAATTTGCACAAGCTATAAAAAAGGGAAGATATAAAGCAGTCCAACTCGTAGCTAACAAAGTATTCCAGAACGCAATGGAAGGCAAAGAAACTTCCGCAATCTTTTTCTTAAAAAATAGAGATCCAGACAATTGGGCTGATCGCCAGGAGAAAGTCATCAACGTAAATCTAAAAGACGCACTCACTCACGCAAGCGCCAGAATAATAAACGGCGAGACAATAGAACATGAAACGCTTAATCTAAAAGATGCAAAAGACTAACGCCAGCAAGCACGCGAGCAAGCGTGCATATATGCACAATAGCAAGATAGGTTGTGCGTTCTTGCGTAGACTTATGCACGCAAGCGTTCACGCATGGCGTAACAGCAACGCATACAGCGATAGTAAGCACTTACTTACATAATGTTAGTTAGTACTCACTATCGTTTAGACCCCCCTGTTTGCGTGAGCGAGTGGGGTACAGTACATGGAACTGTTGCGATAATTTTTTGTAGGTAATTTGAATGAAATATAAACCAGAAGAAGAAAAGCTATTAATGACCGAACTATGGTCACCTGTGGTTAAAGATAATCCATTAAACTTCGTCAAATTTGCCTTCCCATGGGGAATGAAGGACACCCCCCTCGAAGATTTTAAAGGACCAAGGAAGTGGCAGGAAAAAATTTTGCGAGAAATGACAATACACATTCAACGTAATGGTGTTAAGGATTTACCAGAAATGTTTAGAATGGCTGTTGCTTCAGGTCGTGGTATTGGTAAATCAGCTTTGGTTGCTTGGATTATTCTTTGGATGTTATCAACTAGGTTAGGATCAACAGTAATTGTTACTGCTAACACCGAACAACAGTTAAGAAGTAGAACATGGGCAGAGCTAGGTAAATGGCTCACGCTATCTATTAACTCTCATTGGTGGTCAAAGACTGCCACAACCATAAAACCAGCTGCATGGTTTGATGAAGCGTTAGAGCGAGACTTAAAAATAGATACTGGTTATTATTATGCCCAAGCACAGTTGTGGAGTGAGGAAAATCCAGATGCGTTTGCAGGCATCCATTCATCTTACGGCGTATGCCTGATTATGGATGAAGCGTCTGGTATTCCTTCTCCCATTTATTCAGTCAGCGAAGGTTTCTTCTCCGAACCCACGCCTAACCGTTTTTGGTTTACTTTCTCCAACCCACGCAGGAATCAAGGCCCATTTTACGATTCTTTCCACAGCGCAAAATCATTTTGGAAAAACGAGCAAATAGACTCACGCACGGTCGAAGGCACGGACAAGGAACTCTTCACTAAAATGATTGAGCAGTACGGCGAAGATTCTACCGTTGCGCGCGTGGAGGTGATGGGCGAGTTCCCATCCGCAGACGATGATACTGTTATACCAATGGAGCTAATCAAAAGCGCAGTTGATAGAGATGTCTCTCTCGCGGCAAGCGAGCCTATCATTTGGGGTGTTGATGTCGCTAGATTTGGTGGCGATAGTTCCGCCCTATGCGTGCGTCAAGGAAACCATGTCATTGAAATACAATCTTTTCCTTCTATGGACTTAATGCAATTTTGTGGGGTGATAAAAAATAGATACGATGATGCTACTGCGATTGAACGCCCACAAGAAATATTAGTTGATGTTATTGGTTTGGGCGCAGGCGTAGTCGACAGACTCGCCGAGCAGAACTTGCCTGTGCGTGGCGTGAATGTTGCCGAAGCACCAGCGACTAAGAAAAATTATTTAAACTTGCGTGCGGAGCTGTGGTTTGCAATTAAAGATTGGTTGGCTCATAGAGATTGTAGATTACCAGTTGATGATGAATTAGAAGCCGAGTTAGCTTCCCCCTTATATAAATATACTTCTAGTGGTAAAATAAAAATAGAAAGTAAAGACGAGATGCGCAAGAGAGGTATCAAGTCACCAGATAAAGCAGATGCACTTGCATTGACAATGGCAAGTAGTGCTGCAAGTTTTAGTGGAAGTGGAAGTCAATTCGGCTATAATTTTAGACAACCACTTAAATCAAGAATAATTAGAGTTGGATAAATTTATGGCAAAAAAAATCAAAGAAGAAACAGTCAAGGTAGAAGTGCAAGAAGCAATAAGCATGGATAACCTTGTCGGTGTTATTAAATCAGAAATGGATGATGCAAAAGATTTCATTCATCAAGTCGGATCAGAAAGAGCAGAATCAACCGAATATTATCTTGGTACTGAACCAGAAGGCACAAGCACGCTTCAGTCAGAATATGTTTCTACTGATGTAAGAGAAAGCGTCTTGTTTATGCTTCCCTCAATCATGCGAACATTTTTTGGTACTAAGAAGATTGTAGAGTTTGTACCAAAAGGACCAGAGGACATCCAACTTGCAGAACAACAAACCGATTACATTAATTATTTAATCAGAGAAAAAAATCCAGGCTTCCAAGTTTTATACGACGTATTCAAAGATGCGTTAGTTAGAAAGACTGGTTTTGTAAAAGTCTTTTGGGATGATTCAGTTACAGCAACCACGCACGAATACACGAACATAGACCCACAATCCTACCAAGCATTAATCCTTGATAAAAATGTAGAAATCATAGAAGAGTCAGCCACGCAAGAAACTATTACTACTTTCGACCCAATCAGCGGCGAAGAAGTTACCCAAGAAATACCAGTAAGCTATGACCTTACTATTAGACGATTAAAACCAAAAGACCAAGTATGTATTGAGTCTGTACCACCAGAAGAAATACTTATATCAAGACACGCACGCGATATAGAAACTGCTTCTTATGTTGCCCACAGAATGATTAAATCTGTTTCTGAATTAATCGCTATGGGTTACGACCCTGAAGAGATAGAGCAGTATGCAGGTTACGGTGGTAGTGCGTTAGACCCAGAAAGCTACGAAGAAGAACAGGCAAGAAACCCATTTGATAACATGGTATACCCAGACAGAAATGATGCTGGTGGTAAAGATGTTTACTATGTAGAACATTATTTATACTACGACTTTGACGGTGATGGTATTGATGAACGAATCAGAGTATGTACTGCTGGTGATGGACTTCATGTTTTAAACGTAGAACCTTGGGATGAATTACCAATATGTATGTTCTGTCCAGACCCAGAACCACACACAGCAATTGGTTCATGTCCAGCTGATTATCTAAAACCAATTCAGGCTGCTAAATCACAAATTATGCGTGATACCCTAGATTCACTAGGTCATTCAATCTTCCCAAGAATGGGTATTGTTGAAGGTCAAGTAAACGTAGATGACGTATTAAATACAGATATCGGTCAACCAATAAGAATGAGAGCGCCAGGCATGGTACAACCATTTGCAGTACCTTTTGTTGGTAAAGAAGCTTTCCCAGTTTTAGGATATTTAGACGAATCTAAAGAAAACAGAACAGGCGTATCTAAAGCAAGTGCAGGATTAAATGCAGAAGCATTACAATCTACAACTTCCGCAGCTGTAACTGCTACTATGAGTGGTGCGCAAGGCAGAGTAGAACTTATATGCAGACATTTTGCTGAAGGTGGTCTAAAAGCCATGTTTAAAACAGTAAATAACTTGGTAATCAAACACCAAAATGCACAAGATGTCTTTAGATTAAACGGTAAATTCATACCTGTAGATCCAAGATACTGGGATTCAGATAAAGATATGGTGGTAAATGTAGCTATATCTAAGTCATCCGACCAAGAAAAATATCAAGTCTTAACAGGATTAGCCGCAAAACAAGAACAAATCATGCAAACACTAGGACCACAGAATCCATTGGTATCAATGCAACAATATGCTAATACTTTGACAAGAATGATTGAGTTAGCTGGTTTCCAAGACGCACAATCGTTTATAAATACAGAAGTACCGCCAATGCCACCACAACCGCAACAGCCACCACAGCCAGACCCAGCTGCTTTACTAGCACAGGCTGAAGCTCAGAAAGCACAGGTACAAGCACAGAAAGCTATCATTGATGCAGAAACCGATAGAATGAAAATCATCATGGATGATGATAGACAAAGAGATATCGAAGAAGCACAACTTAGAGTTAAAGCTTTAGAGTTACAAGCTAAATATGGTGCGCAAATAAACATTGCAGAAATAAATGCTATTATGGAGCGAGATAGAGAAAATATTAGACAAAATGCAAAAGATCAAGCTCAAGGATTATTTACAGGCAATGTACCACCAACACAAAATATTTAATTTAGAAGTATTGGAAGGCGATATGGTTTACGTTGGTAAAGAAATAAAAGCAAAAACTAAAGATGATGCTTTAAAAATTATGTCGCTTATGTCTGGTGGTGAAGTAAATTCAGATTCAGAAATTATATTTATTGAAGAGAAGGAGTTACACTAATGAAACACATAAGAAAGTTTTGGGTATGGTTAAAAGAAACCATGCATAGGTTTTTAAACTGGTTTGATAGTCTTATGACACCAGCACCAGTTGTTAAAAAAAGAGGTAGACCAAGGAAGAAAAAATAATGAGTATTACATATAGAGGCGAAAGATTTAGCGGTTATAACAAACCAAAACGAACACCAGGCAAATCTAAAAAGTTTGCCGTACTAGCCAAGAAAGGAGATAAAGTAAGACTTGTTAGATTTGGTGATCCTAAAATGACAATCAAAAAAGACCAACCAGCTAGAAGAAAGTCTTTTCGTGCTAGACATAAATGTGATACAAGTCCACCTGATAAATTATCAGCAAGATATTGGAGTTGTAAAAAATGGTAGGCAAAACTAAAAAAAAGAAAGGACCAGTTCCTACAAACCCAGCCCTATACGCAAGCGTGAAAGCTGCTGCTAAAAGAAAGTTTGATGTATACCCTAGTGCTTATGCTAACGCATGGTTAGTTAGAGAATACAAAAAGAAAGGCGGCAAATATAAAAATGCCTAGAGATACAGATGGCTTAACTAAATGGTTTGATGAAAACTGGGTTGATATTGGTGCGCCTAAGAAAAAAGGTAAATATCAAAAATGCGGTAGAAAATCTGCCAAAGGATCTAAAAGAAAATATCCTAAATGCGTGCCAGCTTCCAAAGCCGCATCAATGACTGCTGCTCAAAAGAAAAGTGCAGTCACAAGAAAAAGAGCAAAGAAACAAGGTGTAGGTGGTAAACCTACTAATGTAAAAACTATTCTTAAAAAGAAATGAGGTTATTAAAAGATTTACTAACTAACTTTTTAGAATGGTCTTTTGAGAGAAAAGCTAATAAAATGTTTTTAAAAGCACAAAAAGGAGAATAATTATGCCAGGATACGGATACGGTAAACCAATGAAACCTAAAAAGAAAAAAACAAAACCTAAGAAAAAAGGAAAATAATATGCCTTTTAGTAAATACTCACCAAAACAAAAGAAATTAGCTAAAGTAGCAAAACCAAGAAATAAAATTACTGCTGCTGATTTTAAAAAATTACAAAAGAAAAAGAAAAGAAAATGAAAGTAAAAGCACCTAAAGGTTATCACTTTATGAAAGATGGTAAGACTTATAAGCTTATGAAACATTCTGGTAAGTTTGTAAAACATAAAGGTGCTTCACTTACAGCAGACTTTCCTGTAATTAAAAACCATAAATGAAACCACAATCTGCCAAAGCTAAAGGCAGAGCTTTACAACAATGGGTTGTAGATAAGCTCGTTGAATTACTTGGCTTTGATCCTGAAGATTTAGAATCAAGACCCATGGGTTCTAATGGTGAAGATATTATTATGGGGGTCCAATCAAGAAAACAATTCCCTTACTCAGTAGAGTGCAAAAACCAAGAATCAGTTAATGTATGGAAAGCATACGAACAATCGCAAGAAAACTGTAAAGCTTACGAACCTTTGGTTATAATAAAGAGAAATAGAACAAAGCCTCTCGCATTAGTCGATGCTGAATACTTTATAAGGTTACACAATGATAGACAAGCTAATACAACCAGTAACGAAGATTCTTGATAAGTTCATACCAGACGCAGATACAAAACAACAAATAGCGCATGAACTTGCAACTATGTCGCAAAAGCACATCCATGAGATTGCTAAAGCACAAATAGAAGTAAACAAAGAAGAGGCCAAGGGTAGTTGGTTTCAATCATCATGGAGACCAGCAACAGCATGGGTATGTGTTGCAGGTTTTGCAGTAAACTTTTTAATTAGTCCTTTATTAGCACCTTTTGGTATTGATGTACCACAAGCAGATACTTCAACTATGTTACCTGTATTAATGGGTATGCTTGGTCTTGGAGGTATGAGATCTTTTGAACGAATAAAAGGCGTAGGTAAATAATGAGCCGAATAGCCAAGGTTGATGATAAATCAACTTTAAGTATATCTCTTAGCTATCTATTACAAATAATAGGCGTTATATCTGTAGCTGTATGGGGTTATGCACATACAAGCGAAAGAATATCTTTTAATCTTAGGGAAACACAAAATCTTAGAGCCAACCAAAACAAATATATATTTCCTGACATAAGAACATTAGAAGAACAGGTGATAAAATTAGAAAAAGAAGTTATTATTTTAAGAACAGAACTAAAGGCATATAAGAAACAAAATGCAAATAATAAATAAAATTAAAAATACTGAGTTCTATCAAAACTGGGCAAAAGCATTTGCTGTTTGTTACCCTATGATGGTTGAAGGTGATTTATCAGCATTAACCCTTACCCATTTTTGGAAAGCTAATGTAACTGGTATTATTGCAGCTACTTTAGCCTCACTAACCAAGAAATCTTGGTATCAAAACTTTATGCAACATAAATATTCACCAGCAATTATTTTAGGTGTCTGCACGTTTGTAGCAGATTTATTAGTACATCCAACTCACTTTGGAGCATTTTGGACTGAAGCTCTAGCAACAGGAGTTGGTGCTGGTTTACTATCAGCATTTTTTATATATAGGTCATTAAAGACATGAGTTGGGAAAATTTTAGTTTAGAAGAGTTCGCTTGCAAGCATTGTGGTGAAAATAAGATTGAACACGAACTAATAGATAAGTTACAATTACTAAGAAGCGATGTAGGCTTTCCATTTAAAATAACAAGTGGATATAGATGTGCAGATCATCCGATAGAAAAAG